GCTGCGGCGGGCAACGACAAGGCCCTCCAGATCGCGAGCATGGAGGGCTGCCTGAACACGGCCGGAGAGATGGCCGTCGCCCACGCGATGATGGTGTTCTCGCGCGAGCGGATCAACGCCAGCTATGACGGCGTGAAGGTCCCGCTCTACCCGCCGGCGGCGGCCACGATCTATACGCCCGCCGAGGTCGAGACCGCGCTCGCCGCGGGCCTGACCCCGTTCACGGCCGTGTTCGATTCGACCGGCGCGATCACGCAGAACATGGCGAAGTGCGAGCGCGCGGTCACCTCGCATACGACCTCGAGCAGTGTGCCCGACGACAAGACCCGCGACATCGGGATCCCGCGCACGATGTACAGCGTGGCGGTCCAGATCGACATCCAGGCCGAGGCCCGGTTCGGGTCGGCGGCGAACCCGGACGGCGTCCGCCAGTCGTCCGCGACCAACGCCGCGATCAAGCGGATGTGGGCGGCGATGGCTCGCTCCTATGCCGCCGGCGAGGTGTTCGATCCGGACCAGGTCGAGGCCGACATCGCCGCGACGGTCACCGAGCCCGACTCGGTCACCGCGGGACGGACGAATGTGGCCCTCTTCTACCACTACCTCGGTAGCCAGCATCAGATCGTCTGGCAGCACAACGTGACCGTCCCGTAAGGAGCTGACCCAATGGCAGGCCCGATTCCCGCAGCGTTCGTCAGTCAGGGCAAGATCCTGATCGACATGCCCGGCCCCAAGGGCAAGGCTGGCCAGCTCCTCACCGTCGAGAAGTTCGACGTCAAGGAGGGCGGCTCCGTCGAGGGCGTCACCACGATCGGCGTCAACGAGGGTGCCGGCCACCAGGAGAAGCAAGGCGCCTACACGATCTCGATGACGTGTCGTCGGACGGTGGGGAAGAACCCCGAGGTCGACTGGGTGTACGCCAAGCAGACCAAGAAGCTGTTCACGATCTCGACCGAAGACGAGAGCAACGGGCTCTCGTTCAGCTATCTGTACTGCCGGGTCTCCAAGATCGATCCATCGAAGGATCCGGAAGGCAACCACAAGGACGAGGTCGAGCTCATCGCGCTGCAGCGAGTCGGCGACCCATGACCATCCTATCCGACGCGAAGGCAGCCCTGGCTCGGCCGACGGCCCAGCAGGAGTCGATCCTTGCGCGCAAGCGCGCCCAGATGGCGCGTGGCGAGCTGGTCGACATGCCGATCGTCGGCAAGGTGTGGGTCGAGCTCGTTGGCGAAGCGAACACCTGCCAGATCGAGGCCGCCGTGTACGCCGCGATGAAGGCCGACGGTCTCGAGATGTCGCCGCTCAACATGCGGTCCTACGACCACTGCCGGGCCGCGCTCACGCTTGCCTGGGCTGTACGCAACCCGGACAACCACGACGAGCGCGTTGGCACGGATTCGGACTGGCGCGCGATGGACCCCGACGTGATCGTGGCCTGCGACTACGTCTACCTGGACGTCCGCCAGCGGCTCTCCCCGGTCGCCCTGGGGGCGCTCACCAAGGACCAACTGGACTCGATCCGGCTGGCGATCGAAAAAAAAAATCCGATGCCGTTGCTGTCTGCCGGCGTCGTTGCGCTTTCGCTCTATTTGCTTTCTACGGGCGAGCAGCCTGCGACCTCACCATCGACGAAGTCCTCGACTGGGGAATCCCAGTAGGGGAGATTCCGTCGGTGGAGGAGAGCGAGGCGCAGCGCCGCGAGGACACCGCGGACCCCAGCACCCCGCTTCCGCCGGGCGTGTCGTGGCGCTTCATCAACGCGTACTTTGATCCGAACGCGGGCGGTGACTGATGGCTGACACGCAAGCCAAGATCGAGATCACCGCCGACACGGCGCGGCTGCCGGCGGGGCTGCAGCGCGCCAAGAAGATGTTCCAGGGCTTCGTCGAGACCGTCGGCGGCGGCACGCGAGACATCCTGGCCGGCATCGGCAAGGGCGTGCTGCTGGGCACTGGGATGACGATCGCCAACCGCGGGATCGATCTCATGATCGAGCAGGGCAAGGCGGTCATCGACTTCCAGCGCGAGCTGACCCGTCTCGGGATCGACCTGCGCAAGCAGCCGGCCGAGATGCAGGGGATCGGGCTCGCCATGCGCCAGATCTCCAACGAGACCGGGATCGGCGCGGAAAAGGTGCTCGCCGCCGGCCGCGCGTACGCCGACCTCGCCGGCGCCGAGGCGTTCACGATGGACAAGATGCGCCTGATCGCTCGGTCCGCGCAGGCATCCGGGACCGACGTGTCCGACATGGCCGCCCTGATGTTCACGCTGACCGAGAACATGAAGGTGCCGGACAACCAGCTCGAGGACACGATCGGCGGCCTGATCAACCAGGCCAAGGACGGCTCGATCCACTTCAAGGAGCTGGCCAAGGAGCTCGTCGCGCTCGGCTCGGTCTACTCGCAGTTCGGCGTCACCGGCCGCGAGGGCGCGATCCAGATCGGCGCGCAGATGCAGCTCGCGCGGCACGGCTTCGCATCCGCGAGCGAGGCCGCCACGGGCATCCTGCGCATCTATCGCTCGCTGCCGCAGCACGCGAGCAAGTTCCGGCAGGCCGGCGTCGACATCTGGATGCCGGGCAGCAAAACCAAGATGCGCCCGTTCGAGGACATCATCCACCAGATCCAGAAGTCGAAGCTCGCCCTCGACCGGGAACTCCTGATCAAGTCCTTCGGGCGCACCGAAGGCGAGCGCTTCTACCAGATCCTCACCGCGCTCACGGCGCAGTACGACCAGCTCAAGCAGGCCGGCGAAGCCAACGGCGTCGTGCAGAAGGACCTCGCGACCTACACCGAGAGCGCGGCAGGCCGCATCGATGTCGCGATGGAGCGCGTCAAGAACTCCTTCGCGGAATCCCTAACCCCGGAGCGCATCGATCAGATCGTCCAGGGAATCGAGAGCATCGCAGCCGCCATGCCGGCAATCACGAGCGCCATAGAAACGGCGATGGATGCGTTTTCCGGCATGGTCAAGATGTTCCGCGGTGCAAATGATTACTACGGAATAAGAGGGTATCAGCCGGCACCGGATGACCCCAAAAACATAGGCGCGGGCAGGAAGGGGGATCGGAAGGCGGATCCGCGAATGCTGGCACGCAGGGAAGGATGGGAGGCGGCGATCGATGACATCGTGGCGGCAGAGTCCCCGACGGGTCCGACCGACGCCGCGGTCGAGAAGGCTATTGGAAGAGCGGATCGAACCGGGCCGATGTCCCCGGAGCAAGAAGGCGCGAAGCGGGCGGCTCAGGCGTATCTGAAGGATCGAAACATCGCGCCGTACGTGATCGATCGCGTACGGCGCAAGATGGAGAAAGAACGCCTCAAGGCGGTAAACGAACACCTCGACGAAGAAAAGAAGAAGTCGGCATCCGGGACATCCGATGTCGGGGGAATGACTGTCAGCTACGCCGGACCGCAGCAGCTGGCGCATGAACAGATGGCGAGGGCGGTGCGCGATGGGGTCGAGGCCGCGATGCGGTCTGGGTTCTTCGGTCGGCCCAGCACGTTCGATCTTCGGGTCGATGGCACACCGTTGCCGGCCGTGGTCGGCAACTCGCGCGACAACCGGAGGCGGTGATGGCGAGCGGACCCTCCGAGCTGCTCGAGTGCCGCTGGGGCAAGCTTCGGCTGTTCGCCCGCCACATCAACACCGATGGCGGTCGCACGCAGGTCGTGCACAACCAGTCCTCGGGCGATGTGCACCCGGTGCAGGACCGCGGGCTCCGCGAGGTCCGCGTCCGCTGTCAGCTGCAGTTCGACGACTTCCCCGGTCAGCCGTCGCCGCGCGATGCGGCTCTCGCGCTCAAGGCCGCCAAGAACAGCGGCCAGAAGGCGGTGTTCCAGCATCCGCTCGAGGGCCGCTTCCTCGCGAGCATCGGCGAGTTCCACAGCGAGATCGACGAGCACAGCATCATCACCGCGGAGGCCGAGTTCATCCAGGAAGCGCCCGACGAGCCAATCCTGCCGACCGGGGCCGGCACGGGGCAGACGCCGGGCGAGTCGGCGGTCTCCGCTGCGGCGACCGCCATGGATACGCAGCTCGCCAACCTCGGCCTGCTCAAGATGTCGAGCTCGGCCGCCGGCGCCATGCTGGCGAAGATCCCAGGCGGCTCAGGTCCACTCGACCAGCTCAACGCCGTGCGCGGAACGATCAACGTGACGGTCGCCCAGGCCGCTGCGTTCGCGCAGGGCATCGCGGAGCAGGCCGCCACGACCGCGAACGCGATCTCGTCGGAGGCGTCGGCCGTTGTAGGCGCGCCGACCGCGACCGAGTTCTCCGCGTTCGTTGCGTCGTCCGCGTTGAACTCGCTCCTGCTCGCGCCGGCCGGCGAGAACTTCGATCTGACGACGGTGGTTCAGCCGCCCTCCGGGCTCGGCGCGCGCGCCGCGGACCCGTCAACCACGCTCGCCATCGAGGCCACCAAGGAGGCCCAGCAGGGCCTGTTCTCGGCGACCACGATGGACGCCCGCGTGTCGGTCGCGCGCTGGACCCGGACCGAGGTCACCACGCGCGAGATCCTGATCGACGCGGCGCGCATCTCGAACAACATCGCGACCATGATCGAGGTCACCGGGCTGCAGTCCTCGCTCGAGCTCTACGGCGCGTTCCGGGCGGCGATCATGCTCGGGCAGTCAGTGCGCGAAGCGGCCGACTCGGCGATGGCCGACACACCCAAGGTGTTCCTGATGCGCGTCCGCGAGCGCTGCTCTCTGCTAGCGCTCGCCGCGCGACTCTACGGCGGAGCGCAGGCCAACGAGCGCGTCCGGCAGATCCTCGAGATGAACGACATCCCGACACCCGGATGGCTGGCGCCCGGGGACTACGTCATGCCGGCCAAGGCGGCATAGGGTGGGGTTCTCCCACGAGATCCGCATCGTGACCTCCGGCGCCGAGATCGGCGGCTGGACCGGCTACCACGTCAACAGCTCGATGCTCACGCCAGCGGACGACTGGGAGCTCCGCCGGCCGTTCTCGCTCGAGGCATGGAACCTGATCCGCCGGGACGCCGACGTGCTCATCCAGATCGATGGCACGACGATCCTGCGCGGCATGGTCGACAAGCGCCAGCGCCAGGCGCGCGAGGGCACGATGATCATCAGCGGCCGGGACCGCGCCGGCCGGCTGGTCGACGAGTCGGCGCCGAGCATCAACTACAGTGGAATGACCATCCTGCAGGCGTTCGAGCGCCTCGCGCGGCCGTGGTTCAGCCGGATCACCCTGTCGGACGCTCGCAATCGCCGCCTGCGGGTCGGCAAGGGCAAGCGCGTCGCCGGCGGCAAGGAGCCGGTCGTGACGATCAACGTGCGCGTTCCGCGGCGCGGCATCGTCCACCCCGGCGAGAAGCGCTCGCAGGTGATGCACGAGATCGCTTCCCGCTCCGGCCTGATCTGGTGGTCGAGCGCGGACGGCGACGAGATCTTCGTGGGCAAGCCGAACCACGACCAGCCGGCCCAGTACACGTTCCTGCATGCCAAGCCGGAGTCCGGATCGACGAGCACGGTCAAGGACCTCGTGGTCGACGAGGATGACGGCGATCGCTACTCGGTCATTATGTGCGGCGGCGTGGGCGGGGCGACGCCCGACGACTACGGCAAGAACGTCACGGACCGCCGCGGCGTGGTCTACGACAGCCCGTTCAACAAGATCGACGGAACCGGCCGCGACTTCATCCACGCCAAGCGCATGTTCATGCCGGAGCAGCAGTTCGACAGCTTCGCCGATGCGCAGCGCGTCGCCCGCAACGAACAGATCCGGCGCGACTACAAGCGCCAGGTCGTCACCGTCGAGGCCGCGCTACACGGCCAGTTCCTAACCCCGAGCGGACCGCCGACGCTGTTCGCGTTCAATACGGTGGCGCGCGTGATCGACGAGGAGCTCGAGCTCGACGACACCTACCTCATCGTCGACTGCGCCTATAGCTCGAACCGCGACCAGGGCGAGACGACCACGATGCACATGGTCCCGACCGGGACGGAGATCCTGTTATGAGCAAGACCGACAACACCACGAAGGACTGGCGCGACGAGACCTCCACCGTCGCGCGGCGGCTCGCCGGTCTGGTGCGGCGCGTCGCGATCAACATGACGCAGGGCACCACATGGCAGGCCATCGGCCACATCCTGCTCGACGGCAACAAGGAGACGCTCGACGCCGAGGTGTTCTCCGGCATCGGATTCTGGTCGCGGCCGGCGGCCGACGCGAACGCCGAGGCGATCGTGGCGTTCCCGGGCGGGCCCTCCAACCCGGCCATCGTCGCGACGCGCGACGAGGCACTGCGCAAGAAGATGGTCCAGGGAGACGGCCTGCAGGACGAGACCTACATCTTCAACAGCCAGGTCCGCATCCGGTTCACGAACAGCGGCCTGATCCAGTGCCACCTCCTCGGCGGCCCGGTCCCGGTCGCGCTCGCGCTCAAGAGCGATGTGGACGCGGTCGTGACCGCGTTCAATGCCCACACCCATGTGGAGACCGGCGGGACCACTAATGCGGTCGTCGCCGGTCAGCGCGCCCCCGGGGCGATCGGATCTTCCGTTCTGCGCGGATGACGTGTAACACGAGGTGACCCGTGAGTAACTTCGTCGATGACCTCACCGATCCGCCGTTCGCGACGGGCGATCTCAATCCTGTTCCCGCAGGCGCGGACACGGGGAAGTTCTGCACGTCGGCAATGTGGAACACGATCTGCCAGGCTCTGGTGGACCTGCGCGGCGCGGTCCTGGCCGGGCAGTCCAACGAGACGGCGTGGGGGTTCCTGGGCGACAGCGGCATCAACAGCCAGGGCGTTAACACCGACAACGCGGTCCGCTGGAACAACGTGGTCAGCGGCACGTCCGCGGTGCCGGACACGCGAGCGGTCATCAACACGATCTACTCGACGGCATCGAGCGAGCCGCTCACGATGGTCGACCTCGGGACCACCGACCTGAAGGCGCACAATGTCGGCGCGCCGCCTGGCTACGGGTGGGAGTTCTCGTTCGGCCGCCAGATCTTCGAGCTCGTCAACGGCGTGTCGGGCGTCGCGACCGCGCGGAACAAGCCGTGGCTGCTTGTGGCCGGGATCAGTGGCGTCGAGCTCAAGCAGACGCTTCCCGCCTCGTCCTATGGCACGGGCAGCCCCGCGCTCGGCGGGCTCAACTGGTACAACTTCGTCAAGGCGCGCTGGCAGGCGCTGCTCGCGACGAGCGGGCGGAAGCTCGCCGGCGTCTGCCTCGGTTCCCTGGGCGGAAACGACTGCACGAATAGCCCGGACGCGAACGCGATCGACACGAACATCGTGACGCTGATGACGCAGATCCGCGCGGACTTCGGCCCGCAGGTCGTCGGCATCTGGCTCAAGATCGCAGCCACCGCCGACACCGGAATCATCCCGTTCCGCGACACGGGCCGCGCGAAGCAGGTGACCGGCGCCGCCCTGATCCCTAACTTCCGGCTGCTCATCATCGACAGCTACCCGATGTTGTCCGACCACCTACACTGGGGCGCCAACGAGGTCTACGACCAGGGGCTGCAGCAGGCCGAGGCGGCCCGGCA